TTTTTTAATGATTAATAATAATGAACTGAACTTCTGTCCAATCCTTTTTCTTCGTTATTAAGAGTGTCTTTCAACGGCTCTTTCAAATGAGTGCTTTTAAGCGACTCAATATCTTCTGTGGGTATAGTAGGTGTTAATTCATTAGAACCTTCTAATACCGCACTTATTTCAATTAATTTGGCTTCTTTTACCGCCCAATAGAACCCTGCTTCCTCTGCCTTAGATTTGTTACCAATCTTTCCTATGGTATCATTCCAAACCTTAAACTCCTCCTCATACTCAGAATCATTGATTGCTAAGTCCATTTTGACGTAGTACATTCCAACTGAATGTTGGTCTATTGCTCCCGACTTATACTCAGCGAATATCTGTCCATTCATCGACTTCTTAATGTCTGACTCCATAAACAATGAAGTAGTGCTTCCTGCCTTATCTACTCCTAAGTCTGTCCACTTAACTTCTTGCTCCCAAACTTTGGTCGGTGTTCCTACCTTTGCAGTTAACTTATATTCGTGGTCGTGTAAGTGCCATATCTTCCCTGCTCTTTCTCCTAAAGACTTTCCGAATGTACTTCCAACGTGAACATCTCCGTGACTATCTAACCAATTATACGTATTTCCAACTATTGTTCTTTTGATTAAACTGTCTGTATCACTATCTGAGGACGTGCTTAGAGCCTTTATTGTACTCTTTTGAGATATAGTAAGGTCGGGTGTACTTACGTACATCTTTTTAGATGCCTTTTTCATTTCAAGTATTTCACTCTTATTAGCGTGAAGGTACTCAAACAACTCTTTTTTTGTAGCAAACTGCTTTCCTTCTATATTCATTTTCTTATAGGTTTTTTCTCCTTAACTATCTGTGCCTTAGTTTCTTTCATCTTTTGCACTTCCTCTTTGGTCAGTTTATTTTTCATTGCTCCCTATGGTTACTGTCGCACTTGTTTCTCCTGCTAACTCCTCTCCTCTTTCATCCAATTCATCTAAGCCAACTAATTCCCTAACTTCATCTCTAGTCATACTCTCCATAACTTTACTAGATACATTTGTCTGAGAATTATTCAATGCTTGTGCCACTTCATTTGTACTTGCTTTAATCTCCTCTATTGAAGTAAGGTCAACCTCTATGTATTCCTCTACTCCTAACTGTTTCGATAGCCACTTTGACAATTCCTTATCTACCTTGTTTGCTAAAGGAATATAAACGTCTGTATATGCAGTTCTCTTAGCGGTAGCAACATTGTTATAAGTACTACTCGCAGTATCATTAAATAACACGCTAGGCATACCATAGACTCCACATAATAATCTAAGTGAAGCCAATATACCATCGAGCAGTTGGAGGTCTGTTGGACTCATTCCCGTTTGCAAATATCTTAGCCTACTTGTACTTACGTTAATCTTATTATAATTTTCTGCTCCTCCTGCCGTTTTATCAAACTGCTTCTGCAACTTTGCTCTTTCGGGTTCAAGCATTGGAGTATCTGAATCAGTAGTCAAAATACCTATAATTCCTCGACTCTTGAAGATAGAAGCATCTGCCTTTAACTTCTCCATTGAACTTGCAACAACTATCCACGCTGATTGAAGTGGCGACAATCCGTACTTCATTCCTACTCCATCTATATTGACAACGTTTGAGGTTTTGATATGTAACACATCATCTACTTCATAACGTATCATTCTTCCATTTGCTAACGTGTACTGATAACTCAATATTAAGTTGGTCGTTTCACTACAAACTATTTCTACTCTCTGAGTCAAAAGTATTTCTAACTCTACTCCTAATCCTCCCTCTCCTCTAACTATTCTAATAAAGCAATTACCCGTGAGAAGTAGTAATTCATTTATCTTTTCTCTAAACTCTATCTCATCATCATCTTGATTTGGTCTTCTTAACAAGTCTAATATAACTGAGTTTTCAGACATTTCTCCTTCTTCATCATACTTTACTCTTTTGATTGAAGCACTTGAAAAAGCTATTCTTTTTACAATCATATACACTAGCGGATTATCTCCATACGCTCTTGTGTATTTTGCAAACCCTCCTCCCGTTCCTAGCCAATAACTAAAAAAAGAGTCGATAAGATTGAAGCCATCATTGCCTAAAGTTTCGGGAGCATTCACAGTAATACTCTTGGATTGCAAACTATTTAACGCTCTCTTAATGATGTTTTCAGCCATAACTCTAAACTATTTGCAACAAATATATATAAATTCGCTAACTAATTTGGTTTCTATCTATAAAAAAGTTATAAGAGGATATCTAATTGCATCACAAGCGTGATTATGTTTATCAACGGGAACATCTAATATCGTATCTGTTCTATCGTCTATCTTGAACTTATAATTGTTAAACTCGTTCTGAATGTTAGCACTATCTTCGTGAACGTGAATATTGTACTGATTAACTTTTCTAATTCCATCCAATATACTTCCTCCTCCTTTCTTTGTTTTCATTGCAGGTAGTCCTGCCTTTCCTAAAGTAAGAATACTTCTTGGTTCTGACGTATCACAAACTATGTAGGTTTTTTGTTGTGCCAATAACGGTTCGTTCATTAGAACGTCTATTACATCTTGAAAATCATCTATATTACTTCCGTAGATTATCTCCCTAACATATAAATCATTATCTGAGATAACTAATTTGATACAAGCTAAAGCATCGTTGAAACACCAATCCAATCCATAAAACACATAGTCATATCCTTCGGGTTCATCTTTGAACATATCCCACTCGCTAAAGATTATCTCCCTGCCCTTATATATTTCTCCCTTTCCGTATATACACCACTTCCTTGCATCTGATGTTCCCTGCTCATCATTCTTTTCTGTTGGCTCATAAGAGGTTATCTTTCTGATAATCGTTTCGGGCAAGAACGGATTGTCTAAGTAAGTGCTTCTAAACTCTTGCACATCATCTCTCATATCTAACTGATACACCCAACTATTTGGCTCAGAAGGATTACAATCTAATATCCAAAACTCTCTACATCTTTGCTCTAATTGGTCGAATACGTTTTTAGGAACATTGATTGCTTCATTGATAAAGAATACATCACAAGCATAACCATACACACGCATTGCATCATCATTCAATCCAAAAAACGAGATGTTATTTCCATTCAGCCTAACTGTAAACTCTGACTTATTCATATGCATTTGAGGGTACAAAGCATCATAATCATTATACCCTCTACAAATTGCTTCAAAATCTTTCAGCACAGTTCTTCTTAGATTAGTCAAACTATCTCTACAAATTGCTATTTCCTTGCCCGTGTTTTTCATACAATAAAGGATTATCCATTGCAATGCTGATATGGTCTTAGAAGACCTTGTACCACCCGGTAATACTATACCTCTAATATCTTCCTCATAAGCATCATCTATGGCTAAATAGTTGCAGGTTGCTTGTACTTGCATTTCTATTTAGGTCTAACTATGTTCACTTGTATTGGCTCTCTCTTGCTTACGTCTTCCATCTCTGTTCTTTCAGTATATCCTCTATGCTTCATTTTCGTCTTTGCTAAGAATATCAACATCGTATTATCTTCATCAATTATTGCTTTCTTGTACAACTTCGTTTCGAGGTCGTCAAAGAAACTTTCTTGAACATCTGCAATCTCTTTTTTAAAGGTGTCAACTTTGTCCATCCAATTATAGTACGTCTGTCTGCTAATTTGGACTGCTAAACAAGTAGCCTTGATATTGCATAACTTCTTCTCAAATACTTGCAGAAACCTCTCCTGCTTGACTTTTAACTCTTTCTCCTCTTTAGTTAACGTCTTCTTTTTCTTTGCTTTCATAATCCAATTGTTTACGTGCCAACTCCATCATTTTGATTACAGACAATCCATAAGCCTTAAAATTGAATTGAGTCTGTACTTTGCTTATCGTTTTTTGGAATTTTTCATATACTTCTTTCGGCATTAATACTGTATTTTCGATATCTCCATTTACCTCTATCTCATCTATTATTTCCTCAAATGTACTCAAATCTGAATCAACAAAGGTAAAGTTCATAGTAACAATATCATTTGTTGGCTGAACAATATCGTATTCAAACTTATCTAATTCTGCAAATTTACTTTCATCTACTCCCGTATATGTCTTATAATCTACTGAGTTAATTCTATCCAATAACTGTTTTAGAACTTCTACATCGTCTTCTCCGTGCAATTCATTATGGCTTATCTGTATTCCTAGTATTTGGTCTTCTGTCAATTCGTGTCCTAACATAATTGGTACTGCTGATAGTCCTGCCATTTTCGCTGCTTGAAGTCTATGGTTTCCACTTATCACAATATACTTTCCGTATTCTCCCTCTACTTTAGGAATACAGAAAATTGTACTTGTCAACTGTCCATCTCTTTTTATGTTTTCTACTAACTGATTGAAGACTTCTTGTGTCATAAAATTAGCGTTAGTTTCTACTAATTCTATTTCTCCAATATTAACATCTTGTATTATCTCAATTTTTTTCTTCATATCCTTCTTAAATAGTCCTTAATTAGTTCTTTATCGTCCTTATACATTCCTAGAGTGGTATTGTAAGTTAATTTACCATTGTGTCGCTTATCTAACTTAAAAATACCTCTATACTTCATACTTATGGGTTTATCTGTAAATACGTTTGTTGTTACAATTCCTATGGTAGATTTGTACCTTACCTCTAATTCTTTTTGAAAGTCTTTTTTCTTCATTGCCATTATTAGCAATTTAGATAACTTAGGGACATTTGAATCTACCACGAAATCTGACTTTAACCAAATTATATCTCCTGCCGCTTTTGCTCCCTTTGCGTAATCAAATATCATTGCTCCAACACAATATCCATCCAAAAACCAAATAAAATTAAATCTACCTCTACCCAATAAAATGTCTTTCTTTAAATACATCATTCTCAGATAGTCTAATTCTTGTGAGTTTGCTCTTATAAATTGCATTTTCGACTCTGCCGTTATTTGATGTTCCATAGGCAATTTTTGAAACTTTGGTGTCTTTAGCTTTTTATAGTTCATATAAGACTTAGGTTTCTCATCAATATTGCTATACATTATTGCTCTAAAATCTCTCAATACTTTTTTTAATCCAAGTGCTGAGTGTCTAGAGAAAACAACATAATCTACTTCCTCAATACCAAGTTCATAATAATCTGTTGGGAATCTATCAAATGAAGTGCAATCACTATATCTGATTAAAGCATTACTACACGCTCTCATATCATTATTAAATTCGCATTGGTAAACTACAACTTCTCCTTTCTTCCAATCTTTAATTGCATCTCTAACATCTCCTATCTTATACGTTATATTGTCTTTACTTAGTCTTTCAATTATCTTTTCACACTTAGGCATTAACTCTGCCATTTTCTTCTCTACACTATTAATATAGTTTTTCCATACTTTTGCATTGTATTCTTTTCTATCTTTTCTATTTGATAGCATACCTTTCATCTTATCAAAAATAATTAGAGAAGACATTCTTCCTTGCTTTGTTTCAGAATACTTATTCAAAAACTCAAACTCTTTTGTCCACTCTATTTTCCTATCTATTTTTATTATTTCATATAAAGCAAATGTAAATACGCATTTAATGTAAACTTCTATTTTTTGATTGCTAAACGCTTGTTCAATATCCATCCAAAAACTATTTACTAAATGTATCTTTTTACCCTTTACACATTTAGCAAATTCAGTTAGAACTTTAGCACTCTTTCTTTCGGGTTTTCCTAGACTTGTTGTAAAGTCTGTCATTTCTCCTGCAAACAATAACGGATTAGTTCTTTTCGGTACTCTATCTACGTTAATATCAAAAGTCTTTACTACCTTCTCAATACTATTCAGTTTTTTATAATCATCAACACTATGGTTCATTGCATACTCTACGAACTTATACATAAAGTTTATGGTTTCTAAATTTTCTTTAAAGTCCCAAGATGTATTAAACAATCTAAACTCTATTGTGCCTAATGTAGTAATCGGGCAAAGATTAATTGGACAAAATCTAATTTTACCTCTGTGAGATGCATTTGAGAATGCTTTAACAATATCTTCAAACGTTTCTGCTTTGTTTACTTTTTTTACGTAATCGTAACTTGGAGAAGGGCAAACATATTTATTCTCAAACCATTCTGCTATATCAAATATCTTTTTCAGATAAGGTGCAACATAGTAAGACAATTCAAACATCTTCTTTAAACCTTCTACTCCTAAATCTTTAACATACAAATGGCAATCGAAACCCGTATTCCATATTGCGTTTGCTCCACAGTCCTTTAAGTGGTTTATGAAGTTTTCTATTTCTTTTAAATCTTCTTTGCTTCTTGTGAAAGGTCGAGTATTAATTTCTCCACCTCTATTTCCTTTGTGAGTTACAACACTACCATCACTATTAATCATTCTTGTAGTCAAATCATTATCTGTCCACGCATAACCTTTTGGAAGTATAATCTTTTCTTTATCTCCATCGGCAAACTCAATTTCCATACCGAATGTTCTATCCTTGTTGTCCTTATACTTCATCTTATCTTAATAGTTTTATCATTGAATGGTAGTTAGGTATAAATTTTACTGTATCTCCTAATAACGGCTTATTTTCATATTTCACAATCGTGTACTCTGTTGAAACTGAAACAAACTCAAAACCCTTACTGACTAATTCTGACAAATCTGTATCAAGGTCGCTAGAGCCACCCTTTAACAAGGCTTGTTTTCTGTCTTCATATATGGCAATTATCTCCATATCTACATCTAACGCATTCAATCCAATTTTATAATCTTTCTTATCGTGAAACGGAATTGTTCCATATAAGACAAATTCTCCTATTCTTACCTCGTCTATTGCTTTTTTCAGTTTGTCGTTTAACAACTTACCTAAATAGTAACTTCCTCCAACACTAACGTAATTTACTCCAATCAGTCTTAGTTTCAATATTGACTTTAGCAACGTATCTACTGAGAACAAATCATCTTTCAAACAACCATTCGTAAACGAAACTGCTTTTAATGTGAAGTATTTATTTTCGTAATACTTAGCAAATCTTATTAGTCTTATCGCATTGAACATTGATAATCCTTCTCTATCATCAAACATATTTATTGGAACAAAGCCTTGAAACTTACGCTTATATCTTTTGCAACTTTTAGATAATTTCTGTACCTCATCTATTGTAGTAACTAACCCTCCCTTGTGTCGCCAAATATTATTTTTGAATAAGATATAATTGTACGAATTTTTGACTCCCTTAGAAGACCATATTTTGTTTTCAATTCTATCTTGTATTCTCAGTTTAGAATAAAAATCTTTTACCATTACGGCAACTGTTATTCCGCTATCTAGGCAAATATTTTCTGCTTCTTTAACGTTTGAAACTATATTTTCTACCTCTATGTTAATTTGCATACAAACACATCTCTTTTGTTTACAGAACCATATACATTATTTCTTTCTGCTACTTTTACAAACCCACATCTTTCTACAACTTTTGTGCTTCCTATATTCGTTGGAGAAACCATACAAATTGCAAATACATAATCTCTTTCTTTTGCATTATCTAACAACCATTGTATTGTCATTCTCATATATCCCTTACCTCTATGCTCCTCCTTTGTATAAGACTTTTCAGAATAAGCAATACATTCATAATCATCATAATATGCTAAGTCATAACAAACTAATTCTCCATCTACAAAAATTCCACTACTTAAATTTGACAATAAGCATTTATGAATTTCATCTTCTGTACTTTCTATTGCTATTGAAACATCTAACTTTGCAACTTCTTTTTCTAGAATTACAACTTCCTTCCAATCCAACATTGACAACTGACGTATTTCGTGCTTAATGCTTTTCATAATTCTTAACTTTTGCTTTTTTTAAAAAATCTGCTATATCTACTCCTTTCGCATATTCTTTAATCAACTGTACTGCTTTGTCTTTATGCTTACTCATTGTCTTCTTAGGCATAGGACACCTCAGACTATTTTCTACATCTGTATCGTTATCCGTTGCTCTTATCCAAAACGGATATGCTGAACATTGAATTGGCTTGTAACCTTTATCACAATTTGCCGTATTCTTTGCTATACACTTAACTATTTTTCCTCCTAAATAATTATCATTAACAATTTCAAGATGTTCTGCTTTTCCTTCTTCAATCCTATCGTATTCTTTAGGCAATAACAATATGCCTTCTGCTCCATACGTGCAACACTTCCAACCACAACCCGTGCTTAGGCAATCTCCTAACATACTTTCTTTGCTACTTATCATCGAACATTCCTATTTGTCGTGAAACTTCTTTTTCTTCTTTTTTCCATTCGGTTACTTGTCCAAAAACGTAAGAATAATTTTTGTTGATGTATTCTGCCAACATCGTTCTGTGACAAAACTCGCCTTCTGTTTTTAATGCTTCGTAACATAACAGAGCAACGGGTTTATCTTCATAAACCGATAACATATCGTGTACTAATTTCCAATCAACTTTTTCAAGTCTTTCAATATATCTTTCTTTGTAAATATCATACGACAAATCTAACATATCCCTGCTTGGTGCTAATAGGAATATCCTTGACATATCTTCTCCTCTTAAAAATTTTGGAATGCCTAAAGAAATTGCAATCGGAGTAATACCTTCCTTTTTTAAATTTCTTATTTGAGCGTAATAACTAGTGTAAATTTTCATCTTCTGTTTTGTTGTTTGTTTATTAGAGCGTGTGGAAGGATTCGCACCTCCTTTCCCTCATTGGAATATGTAGTACATTGTCAATTATGCTACACACGCATTGTGTTCTGTATGTAAATCTAAGTATTTTATTTGGATTATACACATAATAATCTAAGTATTTTATTACCTATTTATTGTCTAGGACTTCCTTAAAAGCCAAATATCCACTTAGAGATATAAGTTATAAGGACTGCCGTAAATACTCTTGTAAAGGCAAAGATAACAGACTTATTACTTAACCAATCATCTAACTTTTTATGGTCAGACTGTGGAATTAAAGTAAACATCAATCTATCAGCCACCCATAACGTATATGCAAATGGCAATATTGACAATCCTAATCCTAACATTAATCTTTCTTTTGTATTTCTTTTCGTTTTCTTCATCATTAATTTATTTGAGTTAAAAAAAGGGAGGGAAACAACGCCCTCCCTTCAAACAAACAAAAACATAGTAACAGAAGTGAAACTATATTAAGTTTTACAAACATAATCAATTTTTCTGTTTCTGCTACTATTATTCTTATCTTCATTATCTATTTACTTTTATTTGTAATCAACTTCTTGTTAATTGCGTGTGACATTTCATTCATATTGTTTAAGAAATTACTTTTTCTTTGCTGAATAAATTCTCCTGCTTTATCTTTATTTCTAAAGTTGATATTTTGCTTATATAACTTCCCATCTACATAGTAGTTGAAGGCAACAAAGTTGATGTAGAACTTTCTACTTATTTCTATACTTGCTAACTCTTGACTATTGCTTGGAGAACTTCCCGTGTACGTTGTCTGTTTTACATTATTCTTTCCTCCCCAACTCGGAGATTTTGAATATCCACAACTTGTAACATCATTCCATATTGGTTTTGCGTAACTCATAACTTCTGTTTTTTTGTTTGTTAATTTATACTATTTGATTTCTTTTTTTATCCCAAAGTCCATAACTTTTGCTTATCGGATTGCCTTATTGTCTTTCCTCAAATATGGAGATTGCAGTTCCGTTTTTTAAGTCTTCTAGTCTATGGAATGTTTCGTACCCTAACGGATTAAACATATTATACTCTGTTGCTATTAACATAAAGCCATTTTCAAGTCTTTCATTTAATTCTTTCTTTGACCTTCCTTTTATATATACTTTCATAACTTCTATCTGTTTACAATAATTGTGTTAGCTTCTCTTTCTTCTCTTAAACCTTCAAGGTATTGAGTAATTCCTTCATCAATACTACTTTCTACTTGATGACTTTCTAAACTCGCATTTGTTAACTCGACTGTATTATCATATTCCATACTTAATTCCGCACTTGATAAATCAATTATGTCGTCATTTTCTAGTATTTCATTTAAGATAAGTTCTGTCAGTTTTGCTACGTCAATGTCTATTTTTACTTCGTCCGTTTCTTCAATTTGAGTTATCAATTCGATAACTTCTTCTTTCGTGTAAATTGAGCCGAACCCATTTTCTAATTTACTAATTGCTTCTGCTTTTGTAATTTTCATAACTTCTGTTTTTATTTGTTTATTTATTTATTTGCTTATTTGTTTAACACTCTACCACACCTTCTTGCGTGATTACTTTCTTTTATGAAGATGTTCATTTGGTCTATCGTATCATTTCTATCTAATCCGATAACTTCAATAATTGTTTTTGTATCTTCAATAACGATTTTTTCTCCTATCTCTTTATCCCATTTGGAATAGAAGTATAATCCATTCGTGATAATGCCGTTTGAATCTCTTTTGAATGAACCCGTGTGTGTGCCTTTGTTTTTCATAACTTCTGTTTTTTTTTGTTTGTTTTAATTTGATAATGTAAATCTAAGTAGTTATATTAGTTAAACCTAATTTATTTTCATTTATTTTTAATTTATTTTGGAGTAACTACTTTTCTCCATCTCTCTCCATTAAACTTATACTTTATTTGAAGTGTTAATACATTGTCTTCAAAACATTGTACTTTTGCTCTGTTTACTCCATTACTTTGTAGGTTGTTCATATAGATTTGAATTTCTGTGAAATCTGTTATCCATTCTGAAACTCCTTGTTTTGATGTGATTAAAAATGTCTTCATAACTTATATTTGTTTTTGTTTGTTTTTGTTTATACAAATCTAAGTAGTTATATTAATTAAACCAAACATATTCGCAATTATTTTTAATTTATTTTACATATCATCATTATCCGCAAGTGAATAGTACGATTCATCTGTTATAATTAAGTGGTCTAACAAATCAATATCTAGCAGTCTTCCTGCTTCTTTTATCTTAGTTGTCAAACGTTTGTCTGCTTCGCTTGGTTTCAGATTTCCACTTGGGTGGTTGTGAGCCAAAATTATTGAAGTAGCTCCCGTTTTTAATGCTATCGTAAATATCACTCTACTATCAACTACTGTACCCGTCATTCCTCCACTACTTAACTTGTGATAACCTATTACGTCATTCTTTCTGTTTAAGCAGAGTATAACGCTTTCTTCTGTCCACAGAATAGTATCTGCATCAAATATTGCCTTAAATACCTTGTTTGCATCCCTAGATGAATTGATAGTATATACTTCATCTTCGGGTACTTTAGAACGGCTTATTTTAATCGTTATCTTAGGTAAATTCATTTCTTTTGTTTTTCTTTTTTCCATTCTTGAAATTCCCACCACTCTTGTATGGATATTAAATCTTGCTCAAAACCTAGTTTATCTTTTTCAATATACTCTCTTGACCATTCACTTGCTGACTTTAATTTTCTTTCAAATTCTTCGTACTGTTCTCTAACTTGATTGAATATTTCTTTGCTCTTTGTCATATCTTTTTTTTTTATTTTCTTGTCTTTTTTTTATAAGTTACTCCATTCTGCATTTTCAATCTTTGCTTGATTGAAAGTTGATAGTCCAACTCCCCAATCGTTATTCGTTTCTTTTCTGATAAATTCGATTGCTTCATCTATGTCTGTAAATTCATCTCCTTTATGGTCTGTCAGAATTTCCCATTTTTTCTCCCAATCATCATTGAATTGAGTAATAAAGATTAAATCTTCAAATCTTCTTAAAAATTGTGTGGTAAAAGTTGTCGTTGTTTTCATCTTTTTTGTTTTTGTTTGTTTGTTTATGAATGTAAATCTAAGTAGTTATATTTAGTTAGCACTACAAAATACAAAGTTTTTTTTCAAGTATTTTCTGTTTCATTGTTTTTAGGGTTCTAACAATCGAAAGTTTTTTACAAAAAAAAAGCACCCTAAGGTGCAATTTCTATTTTTTTGCCTTTTTGCCAATCTGCATCAAGGTGTCGAATCTCATATTCTTTTTGTCGTTTATATACCTTAACATTTGTAAAGGATGTATTCCAACTTCCTTTGCAAATGCAGTCGGTGTCTGCTTCTTTTCTTTTAGGTTCTTTTCAATTACTTTTCTTACGGCTTTATCTAGATTTCTTAAATCTTGTACCTTATCTATCTTTATCATATATCTGTTTTTTAGAACGGCAAATCATCATCCTCGTCCATTTCGTTTATTGCTTCTTCTTGAAATGCTCTTTCAATATTTCCTTGCTTAATATTCCCTTGCTCAGTACTAGCCTTTTCTATTCTCCATCCGTGCAAAGACAGAAAATATTTATCTTCTCCCGTTTTTGGGTTCGACCATAATCTACCTCCTAAGTTTACTGATACACTAACACTATCTCCTAATTTAACTGTATCTAACAAATCACATTTATCTTGCGTAAATTCAATCGGAATTTTTTGAGGATATTTTTCATCTGTCTGTACAACTAATTCTCTTTTA